GTAATCGTCATCGCTGTGATCCTGATAATAGTGGCCTGTAACTCCGGAGATGATGAAGGGAAAGACGCCTCCCCTACTAGGGATACGGCGACCGAACAAGAAGCGGCTCTGCCTGATATGACGACCGCCCAGGAGAACGCTTACGAAGCGGCAAAGAATTACATCGATACATTAGCATTTTCAAAAAAAGGCCTGATGCAGCAGCTTACCAGTGAGTATGGCGAAGGCTACGAGAAGAAAGATGCTAATTTTGCTATCGAACTGTTAGAGGATCGTGGCGAAGTAAACTGGAAAGATGAAGCTGTCGAATCAGCTCAGAACTATCTGGACACGCAATCGTTCTCGAAAGATGGCCTCTATGAGCAGTTAGTGAGCGATTATGGTGAAGGTTTCACTGAAAAACAGGCCAGATACGCAGTAGACAAAGTTTATAAATAGCGCAAACATAGTAATCGCAAGGGTTACAGGCTAAAACGCTCTAATTTTCGATTTAAGCGACTTTTTTTGCAAATAGGATAGATGTATCCTACAAAAACGCAAAAAAGACAGAGCGTTAGCCCTGCCCTTCCTGCGTGCAAAATATATAAGATTGGAGGTAAGCATGAAGCCCCACGAATGCGGAGCGTGAGGCACTATTTTTCGTCCGGATCTTCTTCGTCCTCTTCTTCCTCTTCTTCATCAAAGAGATCGTCGAAGTCTACTACCGGAATATCCTCATAATCAGGTTCAATTATCTGTTTGAATACCTGATGCAGACCAACTGATGCGAGACCAGTTACCATACCGGCCGCTATGTGGTCTATCTCTATGCTCTTGTTATAGACACATGCCAGTACCGCTCCGAGGATCATCAGGATAAGCGGTATCCATTTATTATCCGTCGGTGCGAATCTCTTCAGCACGAATCCGATACAGAGACAAATTACCATTACGATAGGAATGTACATGTTTACTATGAACTCAAGATCCATATTATTCTCCTTCCTCGTTCAGCTCGTCATCTTTAACACGTGGCAGCGCATCCACCTGTTCAAAGCGCCGTTTGATTGTGCCGTTTCCGCCGAGCCTTGTATAAGCGTTATAAAGTGAAGCGACCATCTCGAACTCGTCATAGCCGACATATCCCCGGAAGAAGATACGCTCCAGTTCCGGATAAAGTAAGTACTGCGATATAGACAGTAATGCCTCCTGTTCGGCAGACTGCTTTTTTCGTTTCGTACTTATTAAGTATTTGAGGAACTCCCAGAAGCCGAGAGATCCGGATATGGTTACAACTAATGTGATGATGGTCTCAGGTGTCATTTTTCTATCAGCCTCACTTGATTTTCTGCATATAAGTTACTTTGCCGTCTCCTGACTTTACTCTTATCCAGCCTTTGATTGCCGGGAAGTATACCCAGTCTCCGGAGCGCTTACTGGATACCAGCTTAACGCCCTTCTTAACTGTCCCCTTCTTGGCTGTCGATTTACCGGCGCCCTTCCGAACGTTCATCGGATAGAGAGCCTTATAAGTGTGTTCATACGGCTCGAATCTTGTCAGGACAGTTTCTGATATGAAGTATCCCTTGTACTTGCCTGACTTGATTTTGTACCAGTTGTCCTGAAGCGCGTATAGTTTCAGTTTAGTGCCGCGATCTACGATGCCTTTAATGCCGTACTTCAGTCCCCTGCCCTTACGGATGTTCGCCTTTGCTGTGTCGACATATAAGATAACTACCTTCGATACCTTTCCATCGGCTGGGGTTGTCTGTCCGCCTGGGTAATCTTTCGGATTGATTGCTACCCAGTTACACTTGTTGCAGCGCAGGTACTCGTTTAGATATCCGTCTTCCTGGCAGTAATCGTTTCCGCTGTATGGATCTGATATCGAAAGCTTGCCGTTGTCCTTCAGCTTGTAGATAACTATGTAATGCCCTGAAGAGGTCCATCTACTTGCACCGCACAGGCCAATCATCCAATACTTTTTCTCAAGGTACTTTTTAACAAGATCGTCGCTGTATGTTACATCGAACTTGATGCCGTAATGTTTCAGCGTTGCTGTGATACCGGCCCATGTAGATCCAGCACCTGGTATCAAGTATCCGTTCTTTTTCATGTAGTCCCATACTTTAGCAGGAGTGTAGTCCTTCTTCAGTAATGGGCTTATAAGGTTTGCGATGGATGTAGGACCACAACCGCCTCCGCCGAGTGTCATGCTCCCTATTCTTTTACTGCTCCACCGCTTATCTGTCTGTTTCCAAAAATAAGGTTTCAAACTCATCCCTTCGCCTCCTCGTCTGATTCTTCTTCCTCATCGCGATAGATCATATGGCAATCTATCATGTGGTCGTTTATATTAGTCGAGAAGTCTCCGTCTTCGTTCTCAAATATTCCCTTTTTGTCTTTCATGTTCCCCTCCGTCAATAAACATACATAAGCTCATAAGAGCCACTATAAAAAGCACCAGGAGATGCAGATCTACTGGCTGCACTTGAAGTTATCGTTAAAGTAGTGCCTGAGTAACTCCAAGAGTACCCTGATGTAATATTATCCACTCTTCTTGTACTGCCTATTCTGAAGCAGTTACCATGTGTGGTGGTACCATGTGAAGTAATATCCACTATGTAATAGTAGGTGGTACTGCCTGAAGATGATACTTGAGCATTTAGCCTCACAGTAAACATTTTAGGCTCACCCTTCATGCTGGTAAACGAGAGTGATGTAGGATAGTTAGAGGCTGTAGTGGTTTTTGTATCTGTTGAAACACTGCCACCACCTGGTACGTTTACGCTGACTGTTGCATACTGCGCTATGTCTATATTATTTCCGTTACTTGTAATTGCATAGTTGCCAGTAGGCACAATGTACTGTGATGGTATAGGATTTACTACTACTTTTTTAAGAGCCGTATATCCAGCATCAGCAGTTATATCTTGTGTGGTCTCATCCGGAGTAACTGTCTTAGTCTGTAAAGTTTGATCTCCAATACCATAAGTCAGCTGATAATACCCTGGCTGGTGAAAGTATCCACCATTATTGGTACCAATGGATGTAATAGTTAGTGAGCCACTACTGTAAGAATACGACCATGATGCCTGTGCTCTTGCTGCAGAATCCATTGAAAGGCCACAAGTATCATCATCATCTGCTACCACTGATATTACACGCTGATATCCACTTGAAGTGGAAAAATCGCTTTTGAATATCAGAGAAAAATAAGCCGGCTCATCTGATAAATCAGTAAATGTTATTGATGTAGCACCCGATCCAACCTGAACATCAGCTGTGCCTATATTTGATGCGGAACCACCATAAGTATAAGTGAGCCTATAATCATCTGCCTGAAATGTTGCAGAGCCTGTTACAGTAAGTGTGCCGGCATTGTATGTATATGAAAAACCACTACCATCATAAGTAACTTGTGAGGTAATGGTCTGACCGATTGTATTAGTGCCATCATATACGACTGCGGCCGCCTTAGTACCGCCTGTGGTTATATCCGCAGCAGCCAGTACAATAAACGATGTAGGCTCTCCAGCTAAACCGGTAAATGAGATGGAATTGGATGCAGAGCCTAGTGTAGTCCATTCTACCGCTACTTGCATACTGCTTCCACCACCACCAGAGCTGGTACCAGCCGTTCTTACTCCAGCTGCTGTATAAAAATATTTACCACTAGCAACATCACTAGCACCCGCTGTAGTATCTGTAACATCAGTAAATGTTGCTGTACCTCCACCCTGTTTTGGCACTGTTAGAGCCGGCACGGCGGAGTACACGGCACCCCACAAGGATACATTCTGAGCCATATACTCACCCCCTATGAGATGCTTAATACATGAGTTACACTATCCTGTGTGATAGATGGTATCTGTGCTGATCCAGCCACTCCAAATATGTTTTTACCAGCGACTATATTGCCAGCGACTAAATCTGCATCACCCTGAATAGTCTGAGCACCTGTCAAATATGTACCAGCGGCAATTGTCTGATTGCTGGTGCCTGGAGTGATTGTCGCTGCAGCCTTAGTGGTTACTGATGCTGTGAGAGATACACTTGAGCTCCCAGCTGTACCACTGCTAATATATCCAGCAGAAACTGTTGGTGTATTTGATACACTCTTGGAAAGTGTCAAAGTATTAGTTCCTGTTGAAACACTTGCACCAGTTGCCGAAATTGTTGAGGCTGGTGATGCTGAGCCACTTGCTACCGTACCGGATGCCGAGCTTGCATAAAAACCAGCTGGTACTGTTACTGTTGCACCACTAATGCTCAAATCAGAGCTATCATTTTCTGCTGCAGTTCCAGTGTATTTTGTAGCATTAGCATACGCTGTAACTCCTGATGGTAAGTTCCCGGCATCGTTTAGTGTCGCATCCGATGTGTCTACGAATACAGCGTTGCCTGGACCTGGATCGAGCGGTACTTCAATAGACGGAACATCCTGGTAAACCGTTGAACGAATTACAATATCTTGTGCCATGTTTTTCTCCTTTATGAAACAATTAAATTACTACCCGTCCATGTAATTAACCCATAATTACTCGGTATCGGATTTATAACTACGTTATGAGCCATTACTTTATCTTCTGACGGAAGCGTCTGAGTATACTCTGTTGGCGTGATTTCATATGGCCCATCGTAAGGTTCTACATCTATAGCGGTAAACTCTCCGAATGAAACGACAGCGTTTAATGGTTCCTCAGCGAATGAGACCGTCATACCGTTACTTTCGGTAAATATCGCTCTAAATGTTGCTGCTATTTCAGCCATTAGATCACTCCCTCTTTGAGGATTTTCTGCGCCGTTGTAGTGATGACGTTAGATGCGATCGCCTCGCCACCAATTAACAGCGCACGTATCTGTATCTCTACGCCTTTGTTGATGCTGAATGATAATGTCTCTTCCTGTGTCAGCGTTACTATCAGTTTGGTCGGTGTTACTGTGATGTCCGGAAGTGCTTTCTCCAGCTTCACAGCTCCGCCCTGCTTATAAGTGATGTAGATCTTGTCCGCTGTGGATAAGTCTATGTCAGTTGTGAACTCATGAGTTGGTGTTGTTCCTCTTCTCATTTTTTATCCCTTTCTATGGTGTGCACATCCACAGGATGTAAATACTTACGTTTGTGCTCAGCGCACTAGATCCGTCATTATGCAGTCCAGCAAATACGCTGGCGTTTCCGTCTATGTAACATGATGAAAATCTCACGTTGTGCTGGTTAAATGACCAACCGGCTATTGCTATCGCCTTCCAGTTATGCGTGTTATCCGGTTTCGTCAAACTGTGCGATGAAGCCGAAACATATCCGTTGCCCGGAACTGATTGGCTCGAATAGATCGCAGTGCTGTTGACTGCCAGGAATGAACCGCCTACTGTGAAGTCTCCGCCTATAGAAACATCACCGCTAACTGTCAGGTCGTTCAGGACAGTAAGGTTGTTAAACGTGTCGCTCGTCCTGTCTGCGTTGTTAGTCAGTCCCAGCGCTTCTGATAAGGATGTCGACAGGCTGCCGAGTTCCATCTCATCATATCTGCTGGTAAGAACGTTCCAGACAGTCTTTACTATCTTGAACTGTCCCTGCGTGTCGTAGTCCGGGAATATAACGTTGATAGTGTCGCACAGTCCACAGCGCAGTAAGTTCTGATAATCAGCATACTCGCCCATGTCCTGAAGCCGAACGAATGATACGTTGATTGTCTGTCCTGGTAAATACGTATTGTTGCTACTCATATACGACTTGGCTGCGGTTGTCAGCTGTGCCGTAGTAGGTTCGTTCGCGAACTTGTCCGTAAGATCCAGCGGAACGCACTCTCCTCTTCCGGTTATAGTCGTGCCGTTGGCGTCTGTCTGATTGCCTATCTTTATTACTTCGCCGTTTGCCCAGTATGGTATGCAACTGGAGTAAGTCCCCTGGCTGTCAGTTTCGTCGCTGTACTCCAGCATATTCACGCCGTATCTGATACTGAAGTCTCTGAACTGACCTCGCGCTTCATGGAGGATGACATCCCACTTGTCCCACTCATACTCGCCGCCGTATGTGTCCAGTACGGAACCTTCTATGCCGCCGAGCATTTGTCTGACTGTATGAGGCAGTCCGTCAGCTGCAGCCATCCAACCTAATTTGACTGGAAAGTTATACGAGAACGGTGTGCTCGGTGTAACGTGCGGATCGGTAAACCAGTAGATTGCATCCGATGTCGTTCCGATAACTCCTGCGCCCGGTGTCGTTACTATATATGACTGGCGGTAACTGATGTGTACTGCATGAAACGTAACCACTCCGTCTATCGGTTTCGTGTATGATACGATATCGAATGGCTGTACGTCGCCTGTATCGTCATGCGTTACGCCTATAATACGGCCTATACGTATCAGGTCGTAATTGGCGCCGTCTACAGGATACTCAAAGTCAGCCTCGTATATGCCGTTTCGCTCTTCGGTAACTATGCAGCTGATACAATCTCTTAACCGTCCTATGCCGTTACTGGTAAAGGCTGTTTCGTTGGTGTCGTAAAGAATTGGTATCATACTTTCCACCACCTCGGAATGATGTCTAGTTTAGTTATCGTATTGTCGTATGTGATATTTGTGTTGCCTGGTGCCAGTACAGGTAACTCAGGTGGTATTACTACTCCGTTATTTGCCGATGCCACTTCTCCGCTCTTTATCACATATGCCTCGCCGATATCAAGGTCGATGTAGACCGGTGGGTTGCCTATTAGCGTTTGTGAACTTGATAGCACAATGTCCCCTATAAATAAGACGGGATATTTTGAACTAAAATGATTTGGTAGCGTTACGGATCGCGATAACGTGAATGTACTATTGCCGTCGTATGCAAGAGTAACTGATACGCTTCCTGACAATGTCCCATAGTTTGAAGTGTTTATCGATATAGAAACTGTTATAGTTTTCGTTGCCGGTGTGCCATATGCGAACTCTCGATCTCCTAAGTCAGCGCTAATTTCTAATTGATCGGGCGTCATTTTTCGCGCTTTTCCTGTGCCGTTCCCTGATACCGTCACAGATGCGCTTGTAACTGTTCCAGATGCTACTGTCCAATATGCCTGATAATCTGCCGACGTACCTAAATATTCGACAATGATCCTGTCCCCGTTATTTGCATATTGTGTATCGATTGTTATTGTCCGTGTAGTGCCGCTGTCCCATTGTTTATGATTATACAGTACGATATTGCCTACTGGCTCGTTATGTACTTCTATCTCGTCTGTGCCTATGTTTATATTGCCGTAGCCTGTAACCTCCAGCAACGGATGAGAATCGAACAGCGTTGGGTTGGTAACATCATCGCCACTGGTGACTGCTATCTTGCTCTCACCTGATACAAGGAACCTCTGCGGTTTGCAATCGAACACTATCTCGAACTCTCCAGCCTGTAACATTGCCGGAGTAACTTCGAGACCGCTCTTATAAACAGCCATTCTGTATTCGCCTGAGTTGTAATCGTCCGTCAACCTGCAGTATCCCTGTTTCGAGCACAGCAGATTTCTGAAGTCCGATACAGCCTGTGCAAAGTCAGCCTCGTTGTCCGCAAATATCCCAGCCGGATAAGTAACCTCTATGTTCTGGAACCGTCCGCGATCTAACGCGAATGCTCCGTTACGTCCGGGGATCTCAATCATCTCCACGTCTTTTTCAGGTGCGTTATATACTGCTTCACCGGTAATGTATACGCCGTACGTTCCTGAGTTCGCATTATCGAACGTCAGCGTCTTATAGATTGCGCCTGTAGGTGCTATTGCCATGCGAGTGTCCTCCGTTTCTGTGCTGCTATTATCTTACGTTGTACTGCGTTTGCTAATTCGTCCACGCTCATATTACTGGATCCGTATACGTTGACTACCAGTCCGCCACCGCCATTACCGTACAGCTGGTCCATCTTCTGCCATAACTTGTTCAAAGGTACGACCGCCTCTGATCCGGCTTCACCTACGCCGATAACGGATGGGTTATTGAATATACCGCCCTTCGCGTACCATTCGATTCCGAGCTTCGGGATTTTGCCTTTAAGTAAGTCTTTGAACTTCCAGCCTTTTGGTGTGATGCTGAAGTGTGGCAGTTTGATTTTCGGCAGTTCGAAGTCTCCCTTGAAGAAGCTCCGGATTGTGTTTATGATCTTCTTAATGATGTTCTTTGCCGTCTGTATCGGATGTGTTATGGCGTTCTTGATGCCATTCCAGATAGTCGACGCCGCTTTCTTTAAGCCATTCCACACAGCCTTTATAGCGTTAGCCGCATTAACCCAAATAGTCTTTATTATAGTGGCGACAGTACGTATGTATGTGACAATAGCCGTCTTTATTCCGCCCCATACAGTTGTAGCTGCCTTCTTGATTCCGTTCCAGATGGCTGTTAGTGTGTTCTTTATTCCTGTCCAAACTTTTACAGCTACAGCTTTGATTGTGTTCCAGATAGCTATAAGCTTTACTTTGATTTTGTCCCAATTTTTCCAAACGAGAATTGCCAACGCAACTGCTGAAGCTATTGCTATACCTATTGGGCCGAACGCTGTCGCAAAAGCTGTACGTAGCATAGGTAGTATCTTTATTATTGCGCCTATTGCTGTAGCGAATTTGCCGAAGATTATTAACAATGGGCCTGCTGCTGCTACTACTAAACCTATGATGGTAATTATCTTTTGTGTTTTAGGATCAAGTTCTCGGAACTTACCAATCCACTCCGCAAATTTTTGAATGATAGGCGTTATTATTGGAAGTAAGTTTTGACCAATCGCCGTTGCCACATCCTGTATTGCCGCTTTGAACTTTTTAATTGAGTTCGCTGTGCTATCACCTGTCCGTGAAAAATCGCCTTGGGCGTCTTTTGTTTTACTTAAAACATACTTGTAACGCAACGTCGTTTTTTCTGACTGCGACATTTCTTTCCAAACAAGTCCTTGATCTTCCGCGAATTTTCCAAGTTCGTGTCGTTC